CAGTAAAGAAAATACCTTTATGGGATTTAGGTGTTATGCCACCAAAAGATAATATGGATGTTTGGGGTGGAAATGAGCCAATAATTCATCCTACAGAAGATGGCAAATTTGAAATAGATATTACACCAGATGTTAAACAGTGGTATATAAATAGGTATGGAGATTTTGAAGCATGGGGAGTAGATTTAGATGCCCCACAAAAAAATGGTAAAGATACTTTTGAAATACTTAATGAAGGTATGGATGTAGGTAAATTAAATTTAGATGGTCAGACTGATGAAATGTTATCTACATTTGCCTAAGAAGTTTATTTAACTTATCATCAAAAGACACTGATTCAGATTTACAATGTTTTATTATTGCAGATAATATATGTTTATAATAATCATCTTTATAAATAGATAATGCATCAAGTAATTTACTAGGTTCAATCCATTCATGGTTTATAACTAACAAACCATCACTACCAATAGATACAGAAGTTTTAAAAAGGGGAGCGTTATGCTCCCTTTTTTTATTTTGACTTTGGCTTTTCATCTTGCACAAAACTTGGATTTATTTTTGGGTCTAGTTTAGGTAGTTGCATTAATACAGCAATACCTTGTGCTACTTCTTGATAAGGCCGTGTATACATATATTTTAGTATAACACTCCTTACTTCTTCAGTCATTATATAAGCTACAGTTTGTTCTGACATTATTCCTCCTTGAATTTAATCTCACCTGCAATTGCACCATATGCAGACATATCAATATAAGTATCCTTACTAACAGCTCCAAGTTTTGTTCTTGCAACTTTTAATAACGACATCATGATAGCCACATCGTGTGCCTTAATTTTTACATCTAAGTATGCTGACCATAACTTAGCTATGTTATTGTGATTTTCTACCTTATCACCATAATCTTTTTGTCTATCTGTACCAGATAATCTGATAGCCTCAGATAAAAATTCTTTCGTAATCATTTCTTTTCCTTTTTAAATTTACGACCTACTACAAATACTATACTATTAATTACTGTATTAATTGTTACCATAGATAATAACCACCATTGCCAAAATTCTAATGTCATACTCCTACTAAATCTACAATAGGTACTAGATATCCTTTTGATGTTAAGTTATCTCCGCCGGGTACAACTCTATAATCTTTACTAACTAATTTTTTTAATCTTGATAATGGGATATGTATAGAAAATAAATGCCTATCACCATTGCTAACTATTTTAAATATCCATGTATCAGATTTGCTAGTGCTTATACCACTATCCTTACCTCTTGATTTAAATTCAACATAAACATTACCTGTTTTGTGTGCCATTCTATCTGTTTTTAACTCAAAGTTTTCCATAGATTTCATAACAAGTTTTTCATGTTTCTTACCATAAGATAAATCTTTTGAAAATTTAGTTACAGAGAAATCGCTTTCTTTTAACTTCTTAATACTATCACTCTTATTTTCTTTTATTTGTGTTTTTATCATCAGTGTAATCTACCCTTTTTTCTTTCAAACATTTCCTCTAAAGTTACAGTTCCTTTTGCAACTTCATCATTATCTAATTTTGCTAAAGAATTTACACCTTCATCAAAAACTACATCTGGTTGGTTTAACGACATTGCAACCATACCATGAGCAATAGTCAAAGCAACACTCATTTCTTGCGTAAGAGGTAAAAGTTTAGGCTCTGTTATAACACACCCAAAACCACCTTCAGCAGGATAGACTGTTATTGTTATACTATTGACTTTTGTATCAACACCATTATCCATTTTGTTTTCCTATTAGTTGTAAAAAATGTGTAGCATCAACAATAGCTAATGGCTGAAACTTGTTCATTTTAATTATAGCAACCGGCACATCCGTTGCTTTTGAATTGCTTTGTGCTTGAGCAACAATATCATATATACCTTTAAATGTTTCTTTGTTTTTACATTCAAAAGAATAAGGTATTAATTTTTTAGCAGGGTTGGATAACTTAATATCCTCCCCCGTTTCCCCCATAATAGCACAGCTTATATCATTATCATCTAAAGTTTTAAATATAGATAGCAATGTATCTCTTGTCCAATTTTGTAGTCTTCTCCCTTTAGCTTTACGACTACTCGTTCTCATCTTCTACTCTTGGGTTATCAATTTGTGTGTACCAAACCCATTTTGGACTTTTACTTTTAGATTGTTGCTGTGGTAAATATTGAATTTTATTACCCCAACATGGTTTTTTATATGGGCAAAAACTACAAGTAAAACCTAAAACCCTATTGCCTGTAGGTTTTTTATAAAAGAACTCTTCTACATCGCTAAAACATCTTTTAAAAGGTTCATTTGATTCTAATTTAGTTATATTACTTTCAGCGTTTTTAACTGCCGCATCTTTAGCCTCATGTTCTGCCGGAACTTCTGTAGTACACCATTCTCCAGTAGATTTATTAATAACAATCCATCCACCAAAATCAGACTTGTCAGCAATACCATACATATAGCCTTGTCCTATATACCCAAAAGCATCATCTTTTTTAAGAGATTCAAATCCACCACCATCTTCTGAGAACTTATTTGTAAATGACCAAGGTGATGCACTTTTTATATCCCATACCTTATTATCAATTTTTACATCCATAGTACCATTAATTTGCTTATCATCAAACTTATGTGTTACTTTTTTTTGTATATCTTTTACTTCAATTCCTGCGGATTTCATAATAGTTATTGCCGCCGCCTCAATTAAATCACCAAATAGGTTACGCATTTTAGCATTGTAAGGCATTGGTTCAGCTTCTGCACCACTCTTTTCCATTTGTAATTGGCAGAGAGGTCTACCTATATTTGACATTCTATATCTAAAATCAGTTTGTCTCTTTTCAGTAAATTGTTTTTTAAATGCATCTTTACAAGCATTTCCAAACTCTTCTATTAGTTCATCTGATACTTCAACGGAGGCCTTATTGGCCTCCGCTAAAAACATTTGAACACGATTTAAAATAGAATCTGACACTAGGATGCTAATGCCTCTTCTGGTGATATGTCTTTCATGACTCTCTCAGAGTCCTCATCACTACTTGTATGTTTAGTTTTTGAAGATTCTTTCCAAGCATCTACAATTTTTTTATTCTCTTCACCAATAGTCTCGGCAAAAAGTTCCATTGTAGATAAATCTTTTTTAGTAAAGTCTACCTGCTTATCATCAATAGAAATATCAGTCATGTAGTAAACATTCGTTCCATGTTTTTTTCTCTTTGTTGAAAGAAGAAGATTTGTGTTTTGAATAAGTTTACCACGATTTTTAATACTCTTAATAGACTCGTTAACAGGTCTAAAATTCATACCAGTTGTACGCCAAAGACAAGGTAAATCTTCTACATTTACTTCTTCTCCTGCACCGGTAACAGCATGCATATTTAATAATCCATATGCTAAAGTGTAGCATTTTATATTTTTCTGCCTTGCCGCCTCTTCATTAGTTAGATTATCTAACTCTTTGTAAGGAACTTTACCACATTTTGTACCTCCACTAATATCTAATGCCTCATCTTTCCATGATTTAAAAATCACTGAGTAATTTGGATAAGTGTTTGTTTCAGCATCATACTCCATGTATTGATACCCTCGTATAAAAGGTCTAAATAGCACAGGGCCATTGCCTTTTTTACTATAAACTTTTTGTTCAGATATAGTATCATAAATTGAGTATGTTCCCACCTCTAATTTATTTCCATCATCATCTTCACCAACTCTATTTATAGAAAGTTTTGGTAATACTAATGAGCCAGAACCAGAGTCATCTTCTTGACCTGTCATTCTCATTATTTCTTCCTTTGATAAGGAATCATATTTTTGTAATTCAGTCATATATATACCTCCAAGTATATCTATTTAATAATTATTATTAACATACTGACACTCATTGTCAACACATTATTCTACTACATCTAAATTTAACCAATCATAGCCAATTTTTACCTCAGTGTCTAGCGGAACATTAAAATCAATATTGTATATATTTTTTAAAGACTCAATTACTTTTGCCGCACCTTCACGCATTACAGCAACCATTTGAGTCTCTTCATCTGGATGTATATCAGCCACAACAGAGTCATGGACTGTATTTATTAGCATACTTTTTAGATTATGTTTATTAATTAACTCTTGTATATTAATACAAGCTAATGGAACTATATCTGCAGTAGCAAATCCCTGCACAGGATAATTTTTTATTTGTGTAGAGAAACTTGTACCACCCCAAGGCATCCTTTCTACTGTTGGAAATGCGTATTGTCTGCCTGTTGGTAGTGTAATCATTTTATATTTTAATGCTTCATTTTGTAATTTTTCATGCCATAATGTAATACCTTTATACTTTTCTTTAAAAGCATCATAGTATCTTTTTTCATTATCAGTTCCAGACATACCTCCATACAAAGGTTTGAAGGTATGCCCTTTAGCATGCTGTCTGGACACACCGATAATGTCTGCAGTATATTGGTGCACATCTACGCCATTTTCTATATCTTTCATGCCTTGCTCGTCTTGTGCTAAAAATACTGCTGTCCTAAATTCTAACTGTGCATAATCTATTTCCGCCACTTTACCATTCTCAAATCGAGATGTAATTACTTTACGAATAGGAAATGTACCACCTCGTGGTTGATTTTGGAAGTTAGGGTCACGGCTTGACAACCTGCCTGTTCTTGTAATGCATTGCATAAAATTAGGATACAAAAAACCATCTTGTTTTGTATGTTTTTTTATACCTTCTACAAATGTAGATAGATAAGTTTCTAATGCATTGTATCTTGTAATCTTACTTACAAAATTATTTAGTTCTTCAGTTTGTGATGCTAATCTTTGTAGGGTAATTCTATCTGTTTTAAAACCACCCTCAGATGCATCAGAAACAAACTGTGCTCTTGCTCCAAATCCTGCTCTTTCTTCTGTGTTTTTATATATAACACCTTCTGATTTACAGGTTGGGCATTTGGACATATTTTTATATTTACCACCATTTACTTTGTATTTTTGTATATACCCTTTACCTTTACATTCATCACATTGTAATGCTTTTGTTTTAAATATAGGCATTAGATACATCATTAATGTTTTTTGAAACTCTAGCTTAGTCATGCGTGGGCGTTTCTTTGGTTTCTTAGTATACTTATCAATACCAATATTAAAATCCATTACCCAACCCTTTTTATCTACAACTCTAGTTCCATAAATTAGCATAGATAATTGTTCTGGACTTGATGGATTAATTTTAGTATCTCCCATCTTCTCATGTATTATAGTATCAATTTCAGTACGCAATTTATCATGCTCTAATTGAAATTCTTTTTCAACTTCATTTAATTTAGGTATATCAATTCGTATACCATTACTTTCCATCTGTGTTAGTATAGCACAAAATTGGCACATAATACGCACAGTATCAAGTAGTACTTTATTTCTAGGTAATCTAAAATCTTTCATTTGTGATTGAAACAGAGCTCTAGTTGCTTGTATATCTTGCCT